CCGTCGCCGCCTCGCGCTCCCTGGCCCGGCTCGGTGCCGGCTTCGGCTTGGGTTCGTAGCGTCTCACGGGTCTCTTCGCCATGTTAGCCTCCTGCTGCTTTCTGCCTTCCGCCTTCTGCCTTCTGCCTTCCGCCCATCGCCTGCTGCATCCTTCGCGCGTGCTCCCCCATCCTCGCCTGTTCGTCAGGCGCCATCGCCGCGCGCTCCTCCGGCGCCGCCGCCAGGAACGCCTGCACCTGCTCCGCGATCTTCAGCGGCCCGAAGAATTGCTCCTGGAACTCCTGCTCCCACTCCGCCGCCCGCAGTTGCGCCTCGACGAACGCCCCCAGCACGTCGGTGATCTTGATCATGTCTGCCTTCCGCCTTCTGCCTTCTGCTTTCTACCGCGCCTGCCACCTTGGCGGCAGCGGCCTCTGCAGGGGCTGGCCTTCCGTCACCTCCCCGCCAGGAGGATAGGGAGATACCTCCTGACCTCCGCCGCCAGCGTTGCTGCCTGCCGCCCCGGCAGGCGCAATCGCTGACTCTCCCTGCGGTGGGCCGCCTGGCCCAGTGGGGGATCCCCGCGCAGGCGGGGACGGGGGGCCGCCCTGGCCCGCCATCATCTGCTCGTGCATCTGCCCCGCCTTTTGCTCCACTGCCCCACTCGCCTGCGCCTGCATGGCCTGGGCCGCCTGTTGGATCTTCAACTGATCCTGCGCGCTCAGCTGCTGGAAGATGCGCTGGATCTCGAAGCTCACGCGCTCCTCCGTCCAGATCTCCTTGTCCATCGCCTCGCTCTGCCCCGTGCTCAGGATGTTCTCCCGCACCCAGCGCCGCGACGCCAGCTTGTCGCGCACCAGCGCCTGCCCGACCTGCGCCAGCTGCAGCTTGTCCGTCGGCAGGTCCGGCTCCAGGTTCACCCTCAGCGCCAGCCGCTCGGGGATATCGCCCGGGCTCAGCTCCAGATAGCTGCCCTTGCCGTAGTCGTAGAACTTCCCGCCCTCGGGCGGGTCGGCCTTGTACCAGGCCAGCGCCGCGATCAACAGGTTCGCGATGGCTTCGCCGCCGAGCTGCTTGGTCGCCGTGAGCGGCAGCCGCCCGGCCTGCACCAGCAGCGAGATCGCGCTGAACGCCATCACCTGCTGCGGCGGCGCGCCTAATGCCATCTTCGGGATCGTCGACTCTTCGTTCATCCGCGCGGCCAGGTCGAGGCCCTTGTACTGCTCCGGGTCCACGACTTTCTCCAACAGCCCGGACGGCCGTTCGCCCTTCGGCACCTTCAGGATGCCGCCCGGCACGCTTCGGTCAACCGTCGTCGGCGCCTCCAGGTCGTCCGTCTCCTGCACCAGCAGGGGGTTCGAGCCGAGCGCGTGGATCAGCGAATAGATCACCGTCAGCCCCAGGTTCTCCCGCTTCCACAGTTCGCTCTTGTGCATGGCGTAGAGCAGCGGGAAGCGCTGCCGCTCGGGCAGGTCGAACAGCATCGTCCCGTCCACGATCTGGTCCACGCACGGTAAGAAGTCCAGCTCGTGCTCGTCGAACAGGATCGGTTCGTCGCCGTCGTCCAGCCACACCGCCCGGTAGCGCCAGTCGTACCAGTCGCTCAGCGTCACCAGGTCGTACGGCTTGAGCGAGACCGCGCGCTTGCCCACCGCCTGCTCGGCCAGGTCGCCCCACGTGGCCAGCACCTCGCCCCACCGTGTCGCCGTGCGGCGCAACATGCCCCTCAACCCGTACAAATCAAAATCCCCGTAACACGTGGCCGGGTTGTAGCAGGTGAACATGTACGGGGTGGTCTGCGCCACCCGCTCCATGCGCTTCACCAGCGCCGGGTTCTTCGTCCCCTTGGCGTGCTCGAGCAAGTCGGCCGTGCTCGTCACGCTCGCGCAGATCTCCGCGAACATCAGCGCCGAGAACACCACCTCGTAGTGCACCGGGCGCTGGGCCACACGCCCGCTCCCCGCCCACATCGCCTTGCACGCCTGCTCGATCTTCCCGCTCGCCTGCTTCGCCTGCGTCTGCGCCTCGTCGAAGGGCACGTTGATCTGCGGCTCGGTCGAGACCATCAGGCGCACCGCCCCGATCAGCGCGTTGTAGGCCGAGGGCGACATCGTGCTCTTGATCCAGTCGCCCGTGGGCTGCTCGCTCCACTCCATGTGCACCATGCGGCGCAGCTCCTCGTAGAGCGTGTCACGCCCGCTGTAGATGCCCTTCAAGCGCGTGCACGTCTCGCGGATGTCGTCGAAGTCGCCCCGGTCGAAGTCGCTCTGGTCGTAGTCAGCCATCGTCGCTCTCTGCCTTTCGCCTTCTGCCTTCTGCTTTCCGCCTTCTGCCTTCTGCCTTCCGCCTCGCTCCGCGGCCTCACAGGTCCCGGCTCCCCAGGCCGGTGCTCTTCTGCGCGCGCTTCAGGATCGCGTCCACCACCTGCACCACCACCGGGCGCGCGGTGGGCGGCCGCACGTTCGTCAGCCCGTAGCGCAGCATGTCGTAGTCGTGGTCGTCGCCGTGCGTGTCCACGTCCTCCACGTGCACCGGGTCGCGCACCAGCGCCGGCAGCGTGCGCACCAGGTCGGTGCAGGTGTTGAAGATCTGCAAGCCGGGCAGCCCGTCCGGCAGGTCGGCCAGCAGCGTCTTCACCTTGCGCACGCCCGTCAGCCGGTCGTTGTCCGCCTCCACCAGCGCCACGCCCTCCGCCCGGTACTCGTCGGCCGTCGAGAAGGTCTTGTCCTCGTGCGTCTTCCGAGTCCACATGGACGGGTCGCCGTAGGTGATGCGCACCTTCTCGGACGGCGGGGAGTTGGCCGCGATCAGCCGCGCCTGCTGCCGGTCGGTCAGCCCGGTCTCGTGCACCTGGCGGTAGACGTACACCCGCCCGCGGTCGGGGTCGCGCGCAAACCACCCGCACACGAACGGCGCCACGCTCCCCCAGTCCACCGCCCGCCAGCGCGGCCAGCTCGGAGGCAGCTCGATCGGGTCGATGAAGTGCCGCCCCCGGCGCAGGTCGAACACCTGCCCGACGAACACGTTCCAGTCGCCCCAGCGCCAGGCGCGCGCCAGGTCGGGCGGGAGCGAGTCGAGCATCTCCCAGTAGGCTTTGTCCAGGTACGGGTTGTCGTCCGGCAGCGCGCGCACGAACACAAACTGATCGGCCAGCTTCTGCATCTCCGCCGGCAGCGCCTGGTCTTTGTCCACCCCCCAGTAATCGCGCACCCACAGGTGCCCGATCCCGTCCGGGTTGCTGCCCGCCACGAACTTGCAATCGGAGTCCGGCAGACCCGGCCAGCGCAGCGAGCCGCGCAGGGTGTCGAAGACCGTGACCGGGTTCATCGTCAGCTCGTCCACCCCGATGTCCGCAAACTCCGCGCTCTTGTACTTCGAGAGCTTGTCCAGGTTGCGCAGCGCCAGCACGCCGCCGCCATACTCCGGGCGCAGGTGGAAGCCCAGGCCGTGCGCCTGCGACTCTTTCAGCTCGCCCAGCCAGTCGGGAAACTCGCGCTCGATCTTGCCGATCTGCCGGTCCTTGAGCACCGGGTAGTCCTCGCAGAAAAGCGCCGAGACCACGCCCAGCACCCCCGCCGCCGCGCGCTGCAGGATGCGCTTCAGCAGGTACCAGCGCAGCCAGTGCGACTTCATACAGCCGCGGCTTCCGCCGTAGAGCGTGAACTTGTGCGTGTTCGCCGCCGCCGCCGCCGCTTTCTGCTTCGGCTCGAACCGGCACAGGTCGGCGAACTGCACGCGCTCGACCTCGCCAGCGTAGAGACGTTCCGCCGGAACGTCTTTACTCGTCATCCGCATCCGCCATCACCAGCAGCTTCACGCTGCCCGTCTGCTCGACGCGCTGCATCGGCTTGCCCAGCACCTGATCCAGCACGCGCTGCGCACACGCCGCCCGGAACTCCGACGCCGCCATCGTCTCGGGCTTTCCGCGTGGTGGGGCTGAACGCATGTACTTGCACAGCAGCGCGAAGGCGTACTCCGCCTCGGTGGTCCGCCGGTCGGCCAGCTTTCGCTTGAGCAGCGTGGCCGCCGCCGGCTTGCGGCCCGCGCCCGCGCGCTTCCCGCCCCGCGCGCGTGGGTTCCCGTGCTTTAAGGCGTTTGATTTCATCTGTGAAAAACGACATTTCAAATGGGCATCGGGCCAGCCCTGGTCTGCGCTGAACGCAGGGCTGGCCCGTCACATGGGTTATCGACTCTATCGCTTCCGCTTCTTGCTCGTGAACGAACGCAGCATCATCGCGAAGCGCGCCCGCCGCCCCATCGTGCCCGGCTTCTTCGCCGCCGACCGGAGTCGGCCGGCCGGGATCTTGCCGCCCTTCTTCACCCCCAGCGAGCGCCGCAGCGCGCCGGGGTGCTTGATCGCCTTCTTGATGTTGAGCTTCCGCTTACGTTTGGCCATGGGGTTTCTCCTGCTTCGCCAGCTCCGTCACTGGCGTGATGTCCGCCGAGATCGTCACGCGCAGCCGGCGCGTGTGCCCCTTCTCCATCACGATCGCCACCTCGCCGTAGCCGCCGCCCATCAGCACCCGGTCGAGGTGATCCACCAGCATCTGGCACTGCCACAGCGTCAGGTGCGCCAGCAGCCGGTGCAGCACGATCTCGGTCTGGAGCGGCAGCGCCGCCGTCTGCGCGTGTCCCCCGGACGGTAGAGACGTTCCGGCGGAACGTCTCTTCTCACCCTCCACGCTTGCCGCCTCCGACCACGTCGCCCGTCACCGTCACATCGCCCCGCGCGTCAATGTTCAGCGTGCCCGGCTCGATGCCCAGCTTCCGGGACAGGAAGCCGATCAGGTGACGGTCGTCGCGTTGCTGCTGGCGCAGTTCCTGCAGCTCGCGCGTCAGGGTGCGCAGCTTGCCGTCGAAAAACGCGGACAGCCCGAAGGTCGCGCCGCCGGCCGCCCCCAGCCCGGCGCTGAAGACCAGCAGGATCAGGAAGCCCTGGTCGCTCGTCATCAGTCGCTCAGCGAAAAGGCCAGCAGCGCCACCAGCACCGCCGCAAACGCCGGCCGCCCCACCAGCACCGGCAGCGAGGCCGTCAGCGGATCGCTGTACGCCCCCGCCACGGCCCCGGCGAAGAGCACCCCGGCGCCGCCGCCCGCCAGCAGCCCCGCCAGGCGCGGCAGCGTGCGCCGCCGCTTCTCCAGCCCGCGGCGCTGGTTGATCAGCCCGCGCGCGTTCGCAAACACCACGCCCAGCGCCAGCACCAGGATGCCGTAGGCCAGCAGGATCGCGAACAGATTCACGCGCGTGCGCGCAGCCCGTCCTCGAGCGCCGTGCCGAGGATGTAGGTGACGATCACGGCGACGGCGGCGAAGAGCTGGTCGAGCGGGATGTCGGCGCGCCCGCCGAAGAACACGAACACCAGCCCGACCACCGCCGCCCAAAACTTGCGCGACTTGAGAAGCTGTCCGATCTTGGTCATGAGGGGGATCCTTTCTAAAAGACCGGGGCGCGCCAGAGGGGCGCGCCCCGGTCTCGTCGACTCTAAGGCAGACAAAGTGTACGCCGTACCGCGCGGGGAGTCAATCCGCGGAAACAAAAAGCCCCGGCGCGATGGCCGGGGCGGGTGTACGATATGTGGTTGTGCGGGGGGTCTTCCGCCTTCCGCCTTCCGCCGCCTGACCTTAGAACGGCTCCTCCGCCTCCTCCGCCTCGGGCTGCGGCTGCTTCATCGCGGCCGGCGGCTCGCTCACCCCGTTCGTCGCCTTGCGGAAGCGCACCACCACGTGCTGCCCCCCGAAGGCCGTCACCGTCTCCGCGTACAGGCTGACCGGTTTTCCCGTCCACCTGCCCGTCTCGTCCGACCCCAGCGCCGCCGCGATCTGCTCCGCCATCGTGCGGTTCAGGATCACGCCCTTGTGCGCGCGCTCGAAGTAGATCACGTACTTGTCCACGCGCTTCTTCGCGCGCGCGTCGAACATCGGCTCCGCCATCACCTCGCGGATCGCCAGCGTCCACACCTTCCCGTTCAAATCTGCGCCGCTGATGTAGCGGCTGGGGAACATCTCGTTCACGTTCATCGTCTCGTCTCCTTCACCCCCGACCTCCCCGCGCAGGCGGGGATCGGGGGTTCACCGGGTGGAGGCCACTGTGAGGATGGCCCCCACCCAGAAGCAAAACAGGCGGCCCGCTGGTCCCCGACTAGATCGGGGATGGCAGGTCGCCTGTGTATGCTACAATCCTGGCAACCCTGCCACCGCTCACAACGGTGACTTCGGGTAGGCCCGGGATGGTGTGCTAACACCGCCGCGGGCCGGGCGGGTGGCCGGTGGGCCGCCCGCTTTTTGATTTGTCAAAGTACGCTTACGCGCACATTTATAATACACCCGGTTTCTGAGTTGTCAAGACCCAAATCCGTTTCATGGCAGATTGATCGCCTTGCCCGATAGCAGAAGCCGCGCGCCCTCGCTCTGTGCATACACCTTCCTCTCGCTCAGGTTCACAAAGAACCTATCCCCCTTGAATGTGATCATCGTCGTGCTCGAACTCCCATAGACAGACCCAGTGGCCCGGGCTTCCAACACGCACCCTTCCGCCTGCGGCGTGATCTCCCACACGAAAGCCCAGATATCCAGTTGCTCTTGCTGTTCGATGTAGGAGACGTAGAAGCCCCGGTAATCCTTTGCCAGCTTCAGGCGCTCAAATCTTTGCACCACCTCCTGCGTACACCCAGAGGCGGAGCCGACCGCCAACTGAAAGGCCGAGTAAAGCGCCACGAATGCCAGCACAGACGCCACGACCCAAAAGCATCCACTTCTTGTGGTCATCGCAACCTCCTGTCTTCAAACCAATTCCCAATTGACACGCCTCCCCGGATGGGTGTACGCTGTTCGCTATGCCGTACATCGAATGGATCACCGTCTCCGAAGCCGCTCGACTCCTCGGCGTCAGCCCGCGGCGCGTACAGCGCATGCTCACCGAGGAAGGCAAATTTCCAGGGGCGCGCAGGCTCAACCCCGACGTGCCGACTTCGGACTACCTCATCCCCCGCAAGGAAGTTGAAGCTGAACTAAAAAGGCGTGCCCAGTCGCCCAGCCAGGACGGCTGAGCACGCCAGTCGCACTACTCTGTCCCTCGGACAGATCGAGTCGTGAGCTTGCAGAGCGCCGACCCGAACTGCACTTTTACAACAGAATAGCACGACTCCAGGGGCGGCTTGCGCCGTCCCTGAGTGACCCTGTTGGGTCTCGAACCCAAAACCTAACGTTGGCGTCGCCTTGAATCGGTAACATAGTGTTACCGATTCAAGTCTAACCTTTCTCCAACCACCCCCGCTGTGGC